GTTACGGAACTCGAGGCATTTTCCTATGAATACACAAGAACCGGCGTGAGGTATTCGGCGCCTGGGGGACTGCATGATGACTGTGTCATGGCTCTGGGGCTTGCCGTCCATGCCAGGACTAATGTCGCAGGGGTGGGAGTATGGTGATGGAAACAAAGGAACTGCGCTGTTCGGACTGTGGGAAGCTCCTGGCTGAAAAGGCAGGGAGAGGAACCGTGATCGTCTGCAACAGATGCGGAACAAAAAATGAGGTTGATGATGCAGATTGACCTGACCCCTCACGAGATGCTGATCGCCATAACAGCGATCAAGCGCTACTGGGTAATGGAGGATACGGCAGAGGCTACGGCGTCCAAGCTGGATGACGCATTAAAATTCATGCACCGATCCTGTCCCGGGGGATGCGGTAATGCGGTTTATGATGACCCTTCCATTGAAGGGGAAAAGTATTGCGGACTGCCGGAATGTGAAAAGGGTGACGGGATTAACTTTCCGGAATATAAAGGACGTCACGCGGATGACCGTGTGAAATTTCAGAACCGGTTTCTGAAAATTAAACAATTATGTGAGGATCATCCCGAATATTCACTTGTGAGAATTGGGGACTTTTGCAATCTGAGCGGCTCCAGAATCAGCCAGATAATCAAGCAATATAACGAATTAAATCCGCTCAATCCGATCATTTTTCCAGATAGACGATATAAAAAGAAAGATGAGTATTCTCCTTACTGGTACACCAGCGAGACTTGCTCAGGTTCCGGCAAACTCCCACAACATCCGACGGTTACGGTAGCCCCTGCGGGCGACAATTCCCGAAAGGTTGACATGGTAATGACCACATGCCCGGATTGCAATCGCGCCGTTTGCGTGCGGGGGGAAAAAATAACGACGCATAAGAGCCATCCGAAATCTCCCGACTGGCGGTATGAGGATCGAAAGGAAAAACTTCTGACTGCGAGAAGGAAACGAACATGACCAATGAGCCGGGTACGGAGAAGATAGAACACAGACAAGCAATGGAGTGTTCATCATCTGAGTGTCAATGTTCATGCCATCTGTGTGCAATGTGCCAGGAGCCGTTAATGCGGAAGCATACGCCAGCACCAGGAGCCGCCGCCCTCCAGTATTGTGAAAGCTGTAATTATCGTGTTTCCCGTACTATCCGGATGTATCGAGTCGACCAGAACGATACATATATGGGCGGATTAAATGATGAATGCACAAAGGCTCCCTGAGGTTACATTCGCGTTACATTCAGGTTACATTCAGGTTGAAGCAGAGACAATCAAGCAGTAAATATGAGCGGGCATTGATGTTGTCATGGCAATTATTTCCGGGATATGGTATCGGATTGGATTGACGCGCTATATAAAAATCTGTATTTTAAATAACAGGGGTAAATCCCTCCAATGTGGTCTCGCCATGTACCCGAAAGGCATCGGGGGAATATGGCGATCTGGAACCTTTTTACAAAAGCAACCGACGATGAAATCGCCGCGTCAATTCCGCTCGTTAATGACATCTCTCAAGTCCAGTATCCTCTCGATAATTACGAAAACTTCGCCTCCCAGGGATATGGCAAGAATGAAATCGTCTATGCATGTATCCGGGAGCTTTCTGACGGAGCCGCATCCCCCCGGTATTACGTCGGGATGGACGGACCGGACGGGGGAATCGAGGAAATCTCCGACAGCCCTCTTGCGGCAATCATAAAACAGCCAAATCAAAACGAGGATTTTTACCAGTTTATTGAAAAAATCGTCACGTTTTTGCAAGTTGCCGGAAATGTTTATGTCCTGAAAGAACGCGACAGAACAAACCAGGTAGTCAAGCTCTGGCTTTTGCGTCCGGATCGGGTCTCAATTGTCCCGCAGGATCGTGGGCAGAATACTTATGTTTATGAAATAGACGGTAAGGAATACGAGTTAGCAAAGGAAGATATATCTCACCTTGCGCTTCCGAATCCTTCCGGGGATGTTTACGGACTATCGCCCCTTCATATTCTCGCGAGGACTGTTAACCTCGATCTGAATATGGGCGATTTTGCCAAGATGTATTTTCAGAATGCCGGGGTTCCTTCCGGGTTGCTGAAGATCAAGCGTCGGCTGACCTCCCAGGACGAAGCCGAGAGGATCAGGTCGCGATGGCGTTCAACCTTTGGCGGCTCAAACAATATGCACAAGGTCGCTGTCCTGGATGATGATGCTGAATACCAGCAGATGGCATCCTCTCCGAAAGATATGGCATTAACAGAAATGCACTATATGACTGAATCGAGGATCTGCGCCGTGTTCGGTGTTCCCCCGATTCTGATCTCAGCGAATGTGGGTCTGGCAAGGTCTACCTTTGCCAACTACCGGGAGGCGCGTTTCAGCTTCCATTCGGAGACCCTGGAACCCTTGATCAAGAGAATCATCCGATTCCTCAACAGATGTCTGGAATATGAATTCCCAGATAGTGGTTCAGTATATGCCGACATGGCGGAGATGCGGGCATTCCTCGACGATTCGGATTCCCAGAGTGCCAGGGCGGCGAGCCTGTTTGGTGCCGGGATCATAACCCTCAACGAAGCGCGGGAACTCGTGGGGGCTGACGCGATAGACGACGGGGCTATCCGCAGAATCCCCAGTAATATAATCGAGTCCAGTGATATGGAAGCCCTACCGGCTCCCGCTCCACAGTTGCCCGCCCCGGTGGACGCTGAGGAATCACAATCCATAGGTATATCCAAAGCCCCGCGGGTCGCTCCAAGAGCCGCCCAGTTGCGGAGGGCGCTTCTGAAGGATCGGGAAAGCCTCACAGATCAGCTCGAATCTGATGTTGAGCGATACTTTAAACGGATTAAAAGTCGTGTTGATGGGATTGTTGGAAGATACCTGGAAAGAAATACTGACGAACAGAAGGATTTCCCTGTTTCTTTCTCGAATCTTTTACCGGATGACGCGGAAAACAACCTTGCAGAGATTCTTTATCGGAATTTCATCCGTACTACTAAGTCAACATATTCCCAGATAAATGAATCCGGCATGGCTGGAGTCCTTGAATGGTCTGAAAAACTTCCATCAGTTGCCGCGATAACAAGCGGGGCATCCGCCAGGGCGAAGATAATTCACAATACAACAAATAAATCATTCCAGAAGGTTGTCGGAGTTGCACTTCAGCGGGGATATTCGATTGAACAATTAGCCCGGGGAGTTCCGGCTGACAAGTTTCCCGGAATCAAGAGTCTCGCGAATGAAACAATTAAACGATCCCGTCTGATTGCCAGAACTGAGATTATGCGGACACAAAACCTGTCTTCGCTCTCCCATTACAAGGAACAGGGTTTTGAGTATATGCGGGCTGATGACGTGGACGGCGATCCTGATGATAACTATGTCCCGGACGGCGATCCGTACGGTCGAACCTGTGCTGAACGGCATGGGCAGATTTACCGGGCTGAGGATGCCGCCCTGATCGTAGATCACCCAAACGGAACCCTGAACTGGGAACCGATGCCGAGAAATTATAAGCCAGATGAGGTTTTAGCATGATTCACAAAACGGAAGAAGCGGAAATCAAGGTCATTGATGATGCCGAGGGGATCATCGAGGCATTTGTTAACACGATGGGAACCAAGGACAAGGACGGGGATATTATCGAACCCACGGCTTTTGATAAATCCATTCAAAACAATCTTCCGATCCCATTCCTCATGGGTCACGACCACGGGCAACTGGTCGGTAAGGTAATTGATGCCAAGTCTATCCAGGTTTCCGATGATGTATGGCGCCTGGGGGCAACTATAAAGATGAATATGAACACCCAGGCGGGTCGGGACGCGTTCTCGAATATCTCCGGGGAGTTTATAAAGGAATATTCGGTCGGTTTTAATCTTCCAGATTCGGGCGTGACCCAGGAAGGACGCGGAAATACCAGCATCAGAAGGATCGCGGAGCTGGACTGGGTGGAAACATCCGGCGTAGTCCGGGGGGCATCACCCGATACAGCCACGATCTCAGCGAAAGCCGATAAGGCGAACAGACCTATTCCCCGACATTCCACTGAGACAACATCAGGACCATGGAGCGGGGTCGAGAACCGGGCGGGGTTATCAGGAACCGCAAATATTCTCCGGGAAGCCTATGCGTGGGTTAATCCGGCGGGGAAACCTGACGCAAAGGGATCTTATAAATTTATCCATCACCATGTGAAAGATGGGAAGGTGGGCGCCGCCAATATCCGGGCATGTTCCGGGGCAATTGGTGTCCTGAACGGTGGTCGTGGCGGGGCAAATATCCCGAAGGCTGACAGGGAACAGGTATACAAGCATCTTGCCAAGCATATAAAGGATGCGGGGAAGGACGCCCCGGATCTGTTGAGCAGCTCCCGGGTCTGGGCAAGGGTAAGAAATATTGAAACATCAAACTGGAAAGAACTTGTTGAGGATTTAAGTGAAGACGAGGTTACCGCTTTGGCGGTCGCCCTCTTAGATGAGGAGGAAGAAACTCCGACAGAAGCGAACGATGAAACCGCGGAACCTGCCGCCGTCGAAAGTGACGACAACGCCGAAGCTGACAATGCTGAAGCCGACGTTGAGGAAGCCTTTGATGCCGACGCCGCCAGGACTGAATTGCTCGCAAATGCCCAGAGACAACTTTCTCTTCTTACAGCTATGTTAGAAAACAGAACATCAGTTCAGGAGGAATAACTTGAACACAAAGGAAATGAGAGAAAAAGCTGGCGGGCTTTTAAAAACAGCGCAAGAATCACTCGATAAGGGTGATGTTGGGCAATTCGAGAAAGTTATACTCGATGCTCAGATTATGATGAAGGAGGCGGATGAAATTGAGGAAGCGCAATTAAAATTAAAGGCTCTTTCGGGAGACTTTAATAAGCCTCTGAATACAGTTCCGGTAGCATCAAAAGACGTTGAGAAATACAACACCGATGATACGACCCGGAATACCAAGGCTGACTACAAGCCGCAGACCTGGATTAAGGGGCTTCCCGCGATGTCACAACCGATCTGGGTGCAGGAGCAGTGCGGAGAAAACATTAAAGACCATGCTCGATTCCAAAAAGATACCTTTATGAAATGGATGAAAGCACCGTCCGAAGTTGCCTTCCAGATGACCGCTACGCCTGATGAGCAGAAGGCAATGCAAGAAGACACTGACACAGAAGGTTTGATTAAAGAAATCTGCCTCGTTAGCTAGTGATAGTTGAATGATTATCGGGTGAACTGCTGGAAAGCTAAGTCGAAAGATATGCCAATCAGCATCCAAGCCTAATGAACGGATAGGAGTAATTAGGAAGGTTCAGAGACTAGGGGATGAGTACCGAAACAATAAGCCCCAATAGTGCCCGACAACTCAATGAGTTGAAGATATAGTCCGAACTTATGGGAAACCATGAGAGACTAACAGAAATGATTAGTCCGCTAAGAAGAAATTTTTAGTAGTAACAAAAAAGGGATTTTTCGTGCCAGAAGAATTTATAAATCAGGTTGTGCATGATCCAGGAGTACCAGGTGGACGATTGCGCCCGTACTGTAACATCATTCGTGTTGCTAGCAAGGATGGATATATTCCCGGCATTGCCTCTGCAAGCTGGGCGGCGATCGCAGAAGAGGCGGCTTTCAGCGACCAGACTCCGGTAACATCTCAGATTGCATTTTCACTCGAGAAGTCAGGCGGATTGGTGAAGGTCACCCGAGAGCTTTTGGACGACTCCGCCGTTAACTTGCCTGCTATGCTTTCCCAGATATTCCAGGAAGCCGCTGGAAGATTTGAAGACGTGGGAATAATCAGCGGAAACGGCACGACTCAATATGCCGGGATAATGGGCGCCAGTCCTTCTGATTACACGATGGCAAATGCCACCAGCGTTGTCGCCGCCGACCTAACGGGAATTTACTTCACACTTGAGGAACAGTTCAGGTCTAATGCCAGTTGGATTATGAAGTCCGCAATTGCGTCACTCATAACGAGTATCGCATCCACTGCGGCTGGGGTTCACGCGATCCCCGATCTGACAGCGGCTCCCGCCAATTTCATACTTGGACGACCCAACGTAATGGTCGACTCGGCTCACGGTCTTGGAGCCACTATTACGGCTACTGAGAGGATTGCTCTATTTGGCGACCTCAAGCAATATGCAATTTTCGATAGAGCGGGCTTTTCAATAAGACGAAATGATTCTGAGTTTATGAACACGGATCAAGTGGGCTTTTACGCTTCCAGAAGAGGCGACGGGCAGTTAACCCTTGCCGCCGCTTTCAAGATGTGTAGAGCTGCCGCCAGTTAGTGGATTTGTAGATAGATAGAAGTGGGTCTGGGGAGGTACTTGCGAGCCTCCCCAGACCCTTATGAGGTATAGCAATGGTTAAAGTTAAATGTGTGAAAGGGTTCACGTTATCAGGCGTTTTTTACGAAGACGGGGAGGAATACGAAATGACTGTGGCGGTGGCAACCGATTACGCTGAATATTT